GATATATAAAGATATATAAAGATATATAAAGATATATAAAGATATATAAAGATATATAAAGATATATAAAGATATATAAAGATATATAAAGATATATAAAGATATATAAAGATATATAAAGATATATTATATAATAAAATCAAATTATTAATAAAATTAAATTATTAATAATTACAAATGTCATTAATTAAAGATTATTTAATTTACACGAATAAATGGAAGAAAGAATATGGTGACAAAACAATAGTATTAATGCAAGTTGGTTCTTTTTTTGAAGTATATGCTTATAAAGAAAATAATGGAGATATATTAGGAAGTAATATTGAAGATTTCTCAATAATAAATGATATGGTAATAGCAAAGAAGAACCAAAAATATCAAAATAAACAAGTATTAATGGCTGGTTTTGGTTTAGCTCAATTGGATAAATATGTAAATAAACTACAAAAAGCTGGTTATACAATAGTTATCTACAAACAAGATTTTCAATCAAAGAATACAACAAGAAGTATGTATGAAATAATTTCACCTGGTACATATTTTTCAAATGATAATGTATCAATTTCAAATAATATAATGTGCGCTTGGTTAGAACATAGTAAATCAAATAAATTTATAATTAATGATATTATAAATATAGGTATTTCAATAATAGATATTTTAACAGGTAAAACAATTATATTTCAATATTCTTTAAAATATTCACATGATCCTAGTACGTATGATGAACTAGAAACATATATAACAATTTATAAACCGAATGAATGTATATTTATATCTAATATGAATACAAATATAGTGAATGATATAATTAGTTACGTGTGCGGTAATGTAATAAAAACTCATAATATTAATTTAAATGATGATACAGATAATTCTAGATATGCGATTAACGCTGAGAAACAAATATACCAACAAAATATATTTCAAAAATTTTATCCTGAATTAAATTATGATATATTTTTAGAATCTTATCCGTGTTTTTTCATAGCATTTCAATCATTTTGTTTTCTTTTAGATTTTGTATATAGACATAACCCTAATTTAGTAAAAAGGATATCAGTTCCATTATTTGAGAATAAAACAAACAAACTTATATTGGAAAATCATAGTTTAAAACAATTAAATATAATAGATGATAAAAGACATACTGGAAAGTTAAGTTCAATTAGTAATTTTTTAAATAATTGTGTAACAACGATAGGAAGTCGTCAATTTTATCATGATTTACATAATCCTATAAATAATAAGGAAGTTTTAAATGAATCGTATAATATAACAGAACATTTGCTGAATAATCGTGAATGGGAAAAATATAGAGAAGAATTAAAAAATATTAGAGATATTGAAAAATTACTAAGAAAATTGGTTTTTTATAAGATAACACCAAAAGATATTTCTGTATTATATAATGATATTAAGAAGGTAATAAAGATAATGAATTTAGTAAATAAAAACAAAAAATTAAAGAAATATATAAATAAACATGAGAATAGTAATATAAAAAATAAATGTAATTTAATAATTAAAGATTTGGATAATAATTTTGATATAAATAAATGTATTGAAATAAACGACTATAGTATTGATTATTTATCAAGTTTAGACGAAAATTTAATTAATTTTATTAATAATGGTTTATCGAAAGATATAGATACAAATATGAAAGAAAGATTTGATGCTAGAAATAAATTATTGGCAATATCCGAATATTTTTCAAATGAAATAAAAAAATTTGAGAAAAGTGTAAAACAAAATAATTTTATTAAGATTCATGAGACTAGTAAATCGGATACTGTATTACTAACTACTAATAGAAGAGCAAAAATACTCGAGAAATGTCTATCAAACAAAAAAGAAGTAGAAATAATATATAAATCAAAATATTACAATAGAGATAATAAATTTATATTAAAATTAAATAATATAATTTATCAAAATCATAGTTCAAGTAAAAAAGATATTATAATTTATAATGATGATATTAATAAATTAATTGAAAATATAAAGATTTCAAAAAATAAATTAATAGAATATATAAATGTATATTATTTGAATTATATTAGATCTTTTTTAAAATATCAAAATGATATTGAAAGTATAATTAATTTAATTAGAATAATAGACGTATTAGCATGTAAATGTTTTATCGCATCAAAATATAATTATTGTAAACCAACTATTCAAGATAGTGAAAAATCGTTTGTTTCTTTTACAGAAATAAGACACCCTTTAATTGAACAATTACAAACTAACGAATTATATGTAACAAATGACCTAAGTATAGGTATTAATGATTTTGATGGATTATTAATATATGGTACAAATGCTGTTGGAAAAACTAGTTTTATTAAATCAGTAGGTATTTCTATTATAATGGCACAATCTGGTTTATTTGTCCCTTGTGGTAGTTTTGTATATAATCCTTATTCGTCAATATTTACAAGAATACTTGGAAATGATAATTTATTTAAAGGACTATCTACATTTGCAGTTGAAATGTCTGAATTAAGAACAATTTTAAATATTAGTGATTGTAATAGTCTAATATTAGGTGATGAATTATGTTCTGGAACAGAAAGTGTATCAGCATTAAGTATATTTACAGCAGGGTTGGAGATATTACATGATAGAAAGAGTACATTTTTATTTTCTACACATTTTCATGAAATTATAAAATATGATGAAATTAATAATATGAATAATCTTAAAATTAAACATATGGAAGTATCATATGATATAGAAAATAATAATTTAATATATGATAGAAAATTAAGAGATGGTCCTGGAGATAGTATGTATGGTTTAGAGGTATGTAAATCTTTAAACTTGCCAGATTATTTTTTAAACAAAGCATATAATATTAGAATGAAATATAATCCAGAGAAGAAAAATATATTATCTATGAGAACATCAAAATATAATAGTAAAAAAGTAAGTGGTATATGTGAATTATGTGATTTTAATAAATCAACAGAAGTACATCATCTTCAACATAGAAAGGATGCGAATCCTGACAATTCGTATATAAATACATTTCACATGAATCACAAGGCAAACTTAATTAATATTTGCGAAAAATGTCATAATAAAATTCATTCAACAAATAAACAACATAAAATAGTAAAAAGCACTATTGGTTATATTTTAAAATCTATATAGTTATATATTATACTGACCAAAAATAAAAACGAGGCAAAAATATTTAATTTAAAATTATTTTTGTAAAACTAATAATTTTAAATTAAATATTTTTTGTAATATTGATTCATTATAGATAATGAAAAAACCAACAAAAGTTAATTATTTTAGTTATAAAAATGTGAAACACTAATTGGTTGTAAAATAAATGATTTTTTATACAAATACTATTTATATATTATTTATATATTATTCATATATTATTCATATATTATTCATATATTATTCATAAAAAACTATAATTATATAGTATATAATGCGTGATATAGTATATAATATTTATATATTAGTAATATTCATATTTATAACATTATTACTATTTGACTTAATGAATATTAATTTTGTGGATAGTGAAAAGAAAATAGTAAAAGAAATAATATATGAAAATTTTTCTACACAAACAAATAATGATAGTTTTTGCAGCACAAGTAAAAATAGTATAGAACAGGAAAAAAAATGTAATAATTTAACAAATGATAATTGTCTAGTTACAAATTGTTGTGTATTACTTAATGATAATAAGTGTGTATCTGGAAGTATCACAGGACCATCATATCATACAGATGATAATGGTAAAGATATAAATATGTTATTTTATAAACATAAAAATAAATGTTATGGTGATTGTAAAAATGATTAATATATAAATATATATATATATATATATTAATATTAAAAATTGATTTATATATTTAAGTATTATAACATTATATAAATAAAATGATAATTCCAATTAAATGTTTTACTTGCGGAAATATTTTAGCAGATAAATATAACTTTTATAAAAGAGAGGTTAGAAGATTAAAATTAGAAAGAAATATTGACGAATCGAATATAGTGTATTTAACAAAATCAAATACAGCAAAAACAAGTGAAGGTGAGGTAATGGATACATTGAAATTGAATAAATTGTGTTGTAGAAGACATATTTTGACACATGTTGATATTGAGTAATATATTATTATCTAATTTAAATATATAATGATGCGTAAAAAAACTATGCGTAAAAAAACTATGCGTAAAAAAACTATGCGTAAAAAAACTATGCGTAAAAAAACTATGCGTAAAAAAACTATGCGTAAAAAAACTATGCGTAAAAAAAGGATGCGTGGTGGATATGGTAAAGGTTCAAATCCGGTTGGAAAACCTTGGAATATTACTTCTAATAAAAATGGAAATTATTATGAATTAAGTAATGATGGTATTACAAGTGGTCCTGTAGATCCTCCTACTAGAGATGTAGGAATGAAAGGTGGAATGAGATATAAAAAAAATAAAAAAGGAGGATTTATAAGTAATGATTTGTTACCTCAAACATTACTTGATACTACTAGAAATTTATATGGCAAAGTCAATAATTTAAACAATAATTTAAATGGTAAAAACATTTCTATTAGAGATATACCTGACCCAACAATGCAACCTATAATGAATTCAAATATGTATTCAAATTATACAAATAAAACCTTAGATTTAAATAAATTATATAATAATTCAAAAGAGAGTGTATATTCGTTATAATATATAATATATATATATAAATGTTAGATAAAATAAAGAACCTTTGTAGTCCAGCAATGGTATATTTAGTAATTTCTTTTTTTTCTATATTATCTATATTAATTCAAAATTTGAATAATAATAATATGTTAAATGTAGGTAGTTATAAAATAAATGTACATAATAATATTACTTATTTTGTAGGTCATACTTTGTATGTTTTAGTTTGGACGTTTATATTAAATTTTTTGTGTAAAAAAGGATATTCTAAATTATCATGGTTGTTAGTGATATTACCATTTATATTTATATTTATATTTATATTAAGTATGATATCATTAATATTTGGTTCAACATTAAATAAATAAATAAATAAATAAATAAATAAATAAATAAATATGATTTATAACAATATTATAAATCATATAAACCTAAAATATATATCTAACATATAATATAATATAATGGATGATTTTGAATTACCTTGGTTAATAATAGATAAATATTTTAATGATAATAAAAATATATTAGTGAAGCATCATTTGGATACATATAACGCATTTTATACTGAAGGTATTCAACAAATAATGAAAGATAATAATCCTATTAAAATTATTAAAAATCAAGTTCCAAATACAGATAAATTTTTACTTAATTGTAATTTATATTTAGGTGGTAAAAATGGAAATAAAATTTATTTTGGAAAACCGATGATACATGATGATAATAGAGAACATTATATGTTTCCGAACGAAGCTAGATTAAGAAATATGACTTATGCAATGACAATACATTATGATATTGATGTCGAATATACAATAATTCAGGAAAATGGAGAAGAATTAAATAGAAATATAACATTAGAAAAAATATTTTTAGGAAGATTTCCAATTATGTTATCATCAAAATTTTGTGTATTTAATGGATTAGATAAAAATGTTAGATTTGAAATGGGTGAATGTAAAAATGAATATGGTGGATATTTTATAGTGGATGGTAAAGAGAAGGTAATTATTTCACAGGAGAAATTTTCTGATAATATGATGTATGTACGTGATAATGTGAATGAAATTTATAGTCATTCTGTTGATATCAGGTCTGTATCAGAAGATCCATCAAAACCTGTAAGAACACTTTCTATAAGAATTGTTACACCATCAACAAGTCTATCTAATAATCAAATAGTTGTAAATTTACCAAATGTAAGAAAACCAGTACCTCTATTTATATTAATGAGAGCATTAGGTATATTATCAGATAAAGAAATTATAGAATATTGTGTATTTGATATAGATGAAAATGAAAAATATGTAGAATTATTTATTCCGTCTATTCATGATGCTGGTATGATATTTAACCAGCAATTAGCAATTAAATATATATCAACCCTTACAAAAGGAAAAAGTATTGCTAGTGCGAACATAATTCTTTCAGATTATCTTTTGCCTCACATAGGTGAATTAAATTACAATGATAAAGCATATTTTATAGGTCATATGGTAAAGAATTTATTAAGTGTGTATTTAAAAGAGAATAAACCAACAGATAGAGATAGTTTTAAATATAAACGCGTAGAACCATCGGGAACACTTCTTTATAATTTATTTAAAGAATATTATAGTATTCAAAAAACAAATATTTTTAAAAAAATAGACAAAGAATTCTATTATAAAAAAGGTTTTTATCAAAATAATTTTTATAGTTTAATTGAAGGAAATGTAAATACAATTTTTTCAGATAGAATTGTTGAAGAAGGGTTTAGAAAAGCGTTTAAGGGTAATTGGGGTTCTACGACACATACCAAGAAATTAGGAATAGTTCAGGATTTAAATAGATTAAGTTGGAATTCAGCAATGTCTCAATTAAGAAAAATAAATTTACCTTTGGATGCGAGTGCGAAAGTAATAGGACCACGATTATTACATTCATCACAATGGGGTGTAATAGACCCTGTAGATACACCAGATGGTGGTAATATTGGATTGCATAAACATATGTCAATATGCTGTAAGATAACAACAGGTTATTCTTTAAAATCAATTTTCAATTGGCTTAGACAAAATAATATGATATACTTATCAGAAGTTACACCAAATATTATTAATAAAAATACGAAAATATTTTTAAATGGAGCATGGGTAGGTATTATAAAAGAACCAATACAATTAATAAATTTATTTAAAGAATATAGAAGACTTTCATTAATTCCTATATATACAAGCATAAATTGGGAGATAAAAGATAAATTAATTAATATATTTACCGATGCTGGTAGATTATGTAGACCTATTTTTTATATAGATGATAATAAATTAAGTTATGATAATAATAAAATAATAGATATATTAAAATCAAATAATTATAATTGGAATAATTTGATAAGTGGGTTTAATAAGAAAAAGAATATTTTATTAAATAATGATACTTGTTATTTAAAACCTTCAGAATTGTATGATACTGATAATATTAATATATTAAATAAAGATAGAGCAATTATAGATTTTATAGATACTTCTGAAAGTGAAACCGCATTAATCGCATTTAAAAGTGATAGTATATTGAATAATAGATATACTCATATGGAAATTCATCCTTCGTTGATATTTGGTATAATGGGTAATCAAGTTGTTTTCCCAGAAAATAACCAATTACCACGTGATTTATTTGCTTGTGGACAAGCAAGACAAGCAGTATCATTATATCACTCTAATTACCAATCAAGAATCGATAAAACAGCCCTTATTCTTAATAATGGTCAAATACCTCTTGTTAAGAGTAGATATTTTAAATATCTTCATAATGAAGAACATCCGTATGGTGAGAATGTGATTGTAGCGATTATGTCATATAATGGATACAACGTTGAAGATTCCATATTATTTAATGAGGCCTCTGTGAATAGAGGATTATTTAGAACAACGTATTTTAATATGTATGAAACAAGAGAAACCAGTTCTGAAATTTCCAAAGGCACCACAGATACTATTATAGATAATATTCAAGATAATAATGTTATTAGAATTAAACCTGGATATGATTATTCTAAACTTTCATCAAAAGGTTTAGTTAAGGAAAATACATATGTTGATGATAAAACAGTATTAATTGGTAAAATTAATAAAAATATAGAAACTCCTGATATATTTACTGACGCGTCAGTTTTTCCAAAAAAAGGTCAATTAGGATATGTAGATAAATCATTTATTACTGATGATAATGAAGGATCTAGAATAGCGAAGGTACGTATTAGAAATCAACGTATTCCTACTATGGGCGATAAATTTTGTAGTCGATGTGGTCAAAAAGGGACTATTGGTATGTTAGTTCCTGAAAAAGATATGCCTTTTAATGCTGATGGTATTAGACCGGATATTATTATTAATCCACATGCGATTCCTTCTAGAATGACTATTGGTCAATTATTAGAATCACTTATGGGTAAAGCTAGTAGTATATATGGTGGTTATAGTGATTGTACCGCATTTAATAATGAAGGTCCTAAAAATAAATTTTATGGTGAATTACTTAACAAAGTTGGTTATCATTCTAGCGGAACTGAACTCTTATATGATGGTTATACTGGTGAACAAATTGAATCAGAAATATATTTAGGTCCAACTTATTATATGAGACTTAAACATATGGTTAAAGATAAAATTAATTATAGGTCTCAAGGTCCAAGGACTATGTTAACAAGACAAACCGTTCAAGGTAGAGCGAATGACGGAGGTTTAAGAATTGGTGAAATGGACAGAGATTGTTTAATCGCACATGGTATTACTAAATTTTTAGAAGAATCCATGATGGTTCGTGGCGATGAATATTATATGGCAGTGTGTAATAATACAGGAACTATCGCAATATATAATGAAAGTAAAAATTTATTCATTAGTCCTAATTCTGATGGACCTATAAAATTTGATGGTTTATTAGATAACAATATGAATATAGTTAATGTAACTAGATATGGTAAAAATTTTAGTATTATTAGAATTCCATATGCATTTAAATTATTATTACAAGAATTAAAAACGATGAACATACAAATGAGAATTATTACAGATGATAATGTTAATCAATTAATAAATATGAATAATGATAATAATGATATTAAATTATCATTTGATAATATTCAAAAATATAATACAGAAAATAATATTGAAAATAAACCAATTGAAAATAAACCAATTGAAGATAGTACACAAAAAAATATTAAACAAACATCCTATATAGATCCTAATAATTACGGATGGTATTTAAGACCATTTGATATAGAAATAAATAATGATGTTTGGGGATCTATTATTATTAATGCTGACGGAAAAGAGAGTGATGTTTGGTATTTCGAAGATAATGATGATACAACGCCAGATACTTATGTTAATGGATGGATAGTTCGAGATACATATTATAATAATGGAACAAAAATACCTGATGAATTAATTATTGAATATTTAAAAAATAATAGAGTTCCTGATAATTGGAATATTGTAACGGAATTATTAAAAAAAACTGAAATTAATTTGGATGATGACCAACTTGGTAGTAATGAAGAAAAAAAGTATGAAGCATCGTCACCTGATTATATAATTGATACACCACCACTTTCTGGAATAAAAATAAATGAAGATCTCGACATAACCGACGATATTCTCGAAATTTAATTAATTATTTAATTAATTATTTAATTATTTAATTAATTTAAAAATATAGTTATTTGTTTAATTATAATAAAATTAATGAATTATGGTAATTATATTATGTTAACAAAAAACCGTGAATCAAAATGGTATTGTATTATGAAAAACCTATCTAAAAAAAAAAATAATAACAAACAAATATTATTTTATAATGAAAATACATTTTATAAATCAATTAATTATGATGATATTGATGATCTTATTTTTATTGTTATTAATTATAAAAATGAGATATTTAATAATATATTAATGATTATAAATCATTTAAATAATATTGATATATTAAATAATAAATATACAAATATTAATTATGATAAACATCTGTTTGATATAATTGATTCAAATGTAAATTTAATATCAATAAAACAAATAACAATTAAAAACAAAACAATTAAAAACAAAATAGATTCATCTATAGATAAATATAATAAATATAATACTATAACTTGTGAAAGAGTTGAATTTAATGATATTAGTTTTATTATAACATTAAATGTTGAAAAAAAATTTATAGATGTTTATAAATTATCAGATATTAAAACATTTAGTTTTAATATACTAAACCCTTTTATAAATATATAATATATAAAATTGAAATAAATATAAAATATATTTTAATTATATTAATACAATACAATATGTCAACTAACGATAATATCATAAAACTATATAAATCAAGAAAGATAATTTTGGATTTACATAAAAGACAAGGATATAACGTGTCAAATTACGAAAATTTTAGTATAAATGAAGTTAATTATATGTATCAAAACACACAAATGGATATGTTAATTGAGAATGAAAATACAAATAAAAAAATATATATAAAATATTATTTAGGTAAGAGTTTGAGACAAAATAATATTTATGAATATATAGATGACCTATATAATTTAGATGATATTTTGAAGAAAGATGATAAGTTAATTATTATATTTAAAGATGATCCAAATAAAAATATTATTGATACACTTGTAAATATTTGGGAAAATAGCAAAATATTTTTGATAATATTTAATATTAAACATTTACAATTTAATATTATGGAACATTCTTTAGTTCCAAATCATACTGTTTTAAATAGCGATGAAACAGAAATATTTAAGAAAAAATACAATATTAATAACGATTCAGAAATACCACAAATATCTAGATTTGACCCAGTATCTAAAGCAATAGGAATTATTCCTGGTGAAATTTGTAAAATTATTAGACCAAGCAAAACATCCATAAATGGTATATATTATAGAATTTGTATTTAATATATGAATTTGTTATTTATTTTATACTAAATAGTAACTAAATAGTAACTAAATAGTAACTAAATAGTAACTAAATAGTAATATAATAATTTTAATATAAATACAATTATTTTTTGTTTCGAATAGTAGATACTTAAGTACAAATTTACAACAAACATAATAACTACATTATATGCACACAATGATAAGTTAATGTATCTTAATCGTAATATTTATTCATGATTTTACATCTTTGAACATTAAAAAGTCGACCTTCAAATATTTAGTGATTGACATAAATTTTTAATTTAAGTTAATTTATTTATATTAGGATTATTAGGTCGGCGTTTTAAATATTCAAAGATGTATTATATATATATATATATATATATATGATTGGTTTCTTAATATATATATATAAAATATAAATGGAATATAATAAAAAAATGTACGAGAAAAAACTAATAGAATTAACAGAAAGATTATTTTTGATTCTTGATGAATTAATATCGGTTTATCCATATTATAAGACATATGATGATAGTAAGTATAAAGAACAATATGAAAACGATATTTCTAATTTAGAAAAAACAAAAAATGATTTTTTTATTTTAAAGAATGATATACAAAAAAAAATACAATATTTAGAAAAAACTATAAGACAAAATAATTTAAAAATTAATGAATATAAAATAGATAACGCAATGTTATCTGAAAAAAACATATCATTAATAGATAGTAAAAATGGAGCAAAAGGTTTATTTGAAGATTCAGAACATCTTTATAAGATAAATATTATAAAAAATTGGTTGTTATTAGCAATTGTATCATCATTCATAATATATAATAATTATCAATTAAATTAATATTATATAAATATATAATAATGTCAATTATATATAAAGATTCTGAATTTTTAAAACAAGGAAATGTACTATTAAATAATAAACATATAAATGATACAAATATGAATAGAAGATTAAATGTTATTAATGATTGTAATGGATTATGTAATAGTGAAACGTTTCTTTCACAAAATAAAACAAATAATAATATCGAAACGTTTGATAATTTACTTAACAAAGATGATATTAATAAAGATAATATGGAAAAACAAAAAAAAGTAAATAGTTTTAATTCAAAATTATCAAATGAGTATAATAATATGAATGTTAATAAAAATAGATTTATTAATGAATCAAAAAGATACTTGAATCATAAATATAAAAAAAATAAATTAATTGGTAAAAATATTAAACTATCTAATGGTGTTGTTGGATATGTAAATAATATGGGGAATTTTAAATATTATAGCGATGATGTTTTTAATCAAAACGCCGGTAATAAAGGATGTCCAAAAGATATATTAGATGTTCCTGTATCTTCAGAATTATACAATACACCCGGATCGTATATAAAAACAGACCCTGAATTATTGGTTGGTAAACCAATGGTAAAAGGACAAAGTTGTGGAAATGAAGGTAATAACGTGTATGTAAACGAAGTATATAATAAAAGTAATATTAATGAAAAATATTTAGGATGTTACAATTGGACGAATAGTTTATATTATCAAAAGGATAATGAATCAAGTAGTATAGATAAGTGTAAGAGAAGAGCACTTTACAATAACGCAAGTGTTTTTTCATTAAAAAATGAAAATGGTAAAAACAATTGTTATCTTGGTTATGATGAAGATAAAGCAAAGGCAAACGGTATAGCTTATACTACAAAAACATCTTATTCTTTTAAAGGTGATTCTAATTCAAATAAATCCGGATTATTAAAAAATGGTCAAATAGGATTATTTAAAGACAATACTAATAATTCTTTATTAACTTATTTATCACCAATAAAAAATTGTGATTCTTTAAAAGGATCTTTTGTAAATAATATTATGGCAACATATGGATCTAATTGTAATTAACGTAGATATATTAGTAATTATAATAATAATAATAATAATAACAATAAATATTATTATATAAAAATGGGTAATTCTAATAGTAGTCAAACAACACGTAATACAATTACTGATATTTTAAACAATCCAGAAAATAATAATATTGAAAATTTATCTAATAAAATTCCTATTGGAAATTGGAGTGATGTAGTTAAAAATTCTAATCCTGAAATTAAAAATGGAACTGATAAATTTACATTTATAGTCGGTAAAAGTAATAATGCTGATCCTTCTATGGACTGTGATAAGAATTTCAACGCAAATTATAGTTGTGGTATTAACGGTAATAATAAAAATATAAATATAGTAAGTTCAAGGGGAAAAGGTGTATCCTTTGATTGTAGTGAAGAAAATAATAAATGTGTGAATACAAAATTATTATTAAATGATAATGGAAACTTGATATTAACAGATAGTGATAATAATAATATATGGAGTAGCAATACAAATAAAGTTGGTGTACCTTTAGAAAAAAATAAAGCTGAAAATGGTAAATATGGTAGAAATTATTTAAAACCATTTGAATTTTTAAATATAGATGAGTTTATTGGTTCTCCTTCTGGAAATTGTTATTTAATAATGACAGGAGAAGGTAATTTAGAGTTAAGATATGAACTTGAAAATTTAAATTGTAATAATAATATTTCGAATAGTTGGGAATACGATGCTCTTTATTCAGTTGATAAATTAAATGTTTATAAAAAGAATTTAGGCAAAATAGGTTATATTACGAAAGATTCTACTATTAGAGAATATCCTAAAAATATGATAAATAGAAAGACTGATTCATATAATTTTATTGGTAATTATGATATGTATGGCAATGATGTAAAAATATTCAATACTGATGATGAAAATACTTGTAAAAAATCATGTAGTGATAATAATGATTGCTATGGTTATATATATGACAGTAATAAAAAAAAATGTCAAATTAAGAACGAACAAATATTTACAGCATGGAAGGGTTCGTCTATTGATAAACATATTAAATTATATACTAAGATACCTTCTATTAAAAATAATGATACGTGTTCAAATAGTATTAATAATATCACCGCTTTTGAATGGGATAAATATAGCAAAGAAAAAAATATGAATATGAACACAGAATGTGGATTAAAAACAATTGTTAATAAAGAAAATGATTTACTTGAAAAAAATAATAATAATATTAAAAATCTTACAAATGAATTAAATAATAAACTACGTTCTTTAAATAATAGTGAAACAAATATCAATAAAGAAATCAGATATAATTATAATAAAAATATTAAAAATATTAAAGATTATGAAAATATTAATAAACAACATACAATAAATGATAATAAAAACATTTTATTTAAAGGTATGCATAATGATTCAGTTTTAAATTTAAAATATGAAAATTATAAATATTCATTATTATCATTAGTATCTATTTTATGTATTATTTCATTCATGAAAGTAATTAGAACTTTAAAATAATTGAAAATAATTAGAAATTGAAAATAATTAGAAATTGAAAATAATTAGAAATTGAAAATATTAAATTATTCTATAATAATATATTATAGAATAATGAAAAACTTAATGGAAAAAAATGTCAATCAATATGAAATTACATTAAATAAAATACAAGATATTCAAGATGAAGAGTCAACCTTAATTAAACAACTTTATTCTAATGGTAAAATAAATAATCTGAATATTAAAAATGATATTTTAAATAGAATTAATAATTTATCTGATTTAAGAGTTAATTTATTAAAAAATATGAAAAACTTATATTCTATGATTTCTACAAATGTTGAAAGAACAAGAAAAGATTTAGTAAATCAGATGGCAATTGTTGGTGTAGTTGAAAACGAATTAAACAATTCTAAAAATAAACTTAACTCATTGACTGATACAAAAAATAATAAAATTAGAATGATTGAAATTAATAATTATTATGGTTCAAAATATTCTTCTTATTCTGACATATTGATGATTGTTATTTATACATGTTTAATTTTATTAGTATTAGTTTTTTTAAGAAAATTTTTACCTATAAATATAGTGAATTCATTAATGGGTATTGTTATTGGGTGTAGTATTGTAATTTTATTTTTTAAAATGTTAGATATAAATAAAAGAGATAAATTTAATTATAATAAATACGATTGGAATTTTGATAGAAAAAATGCCTCATGGTATAATAAAAATCAAAATGCCTCAACTAATAAAAATTTCGGTATGTGTTTTAGACAAAATTGTTGTGGAAAAGATACTTTATATGATAATGTATTAAATAAATGTGTTCCTATATTAGATAATACTATTCCTCAACCCCTCAACCAGCTTAAACTAAATAATAATGAGAATTTTAGTAATTATTAATTATATTGTAGTTTGTATATACTACACTTTTTATATAATTTGTATAATCTAATATCATAACAATGTTATTCTTTTACTTTATTAATATATTTATTATATATATATATTAATAAAATGAAACTAGATGATATTTATAGTAATTTGGATTCTCTTAATAAAAAAATAATTGACACCCGAGGTGAATTACCACCTTCTTCTTGTGATATAGATGTTCAGAAAAAAATAAATGACGCTTTTAAAAAAGCAGGAATACCTGATAGTTCTCAAATGAATAAAATGATTGGTAATATTAATAAAATAATTTCATGTGATAGTAATTGTCAGAAAGAAAAAATTAATAAAAAAAATAATATAAAAAATAATGAAGATATAAATAAATTTATAAATGAAAAAGAAAACGCAAACAAATATAAAAAAAAAATTATTGATGAGTTTGATATTATTAAAAATGATATATATTCTTTAATTAAATATAATGATTCCCAGATTACATATATGAATAATATTGAAGACTTATATAATTTCCAAAAAAAGAATAATGATAAATTGATTTATAATAACGATGATCTTATTAATAAAACATTAACAAATGAAAGAAGAGTTTTGTATAATATTAAAGATAATTCTTTTATTAATATTATTAATAAAAGTATTTTAATTATTTATTATCTATTTATTATCTATTTTATTTATTATTTGTTTTATAAAAACAAAATAAATAAAAAAAATTCATTAATTTATTTAATTTTAATTATATTACCTTATATAATTAATTATTTATTATTTAAATTTATATAATATTCGATTTAATATTCGATTTAATATTCGATTTAATAGTCTTCGTCATAATTAATAAATAATATATCTTTCCATCCATTATTTGCTTTTTCATATTTTTTATTCATGTGATCCTTTAATTCTTTTCCATTTGGTTTCTTACCTGAACCATTCACACTCCACCATTCTTTAAACCTTTCTTGTAATAATTTACTATTAATAAACCCTTCTCTTTCTTCGTATATATTCTCTTTAATAAATTCTGATAGGTAATCTTGACCTTCTCTATATTCATTACTACTTGATAGAACTTTATCACAATCAACTACGTTTCCTTCCATTTCATATGCCATTTTTACTAAGATTGACATAAATATTGGAGACCATTCTTCAAATTTATTATCTATATTTTTATCAATTGGAAATTGATAAGGATAATCTTCTTTTGGTAATTTTATATTATTATATGGTTTATCCACAAATTTTGATTCAAAATCACATACTCTAATACGTCTCCACGTTCCATCATCATTACTATTTATTCCAAGCATCGTATTCGTACATACTACAAGATTAAATTGAGGAACAAATGTAATTGTATCTTTAAATAACGCTCTACCTTGGATTGGGTCTCCACCGGTAATCTCTTTCATAATTCCTTCATTAATTATATCTGTTTTTGATGGTTCTTGCATTACGGCATATCTAATACCTACTAATTGAACGATCTCAGATGATGTTCCGCCTATAGTATTTCTTTTTTGTGTTATTAATGTAATAGGTACAGTTCCTTTATATTCACCTAAAGATTTTGACATTAAATCCACTAATTTTGACTTTCCGTTCGCACCACAACCTGTATAAATATTAAACGTTTGGTTATTATTTGTTCCTACTAAACTTGATGATAAATGTTCCCACATATATCTATTTAAATTTTTATCTGGAAAAAGTTGTCTCATAAAATATTCTATTTCATTTATAGTATTTTCATATTTATCATTATTATATGGTATATAATCGATATTTGTTGATTTTGATATATAATCTTCAGGAACACCCGCTCTATGTAATTTATGTTTTATATCTACAACACAATTATTAAAACATAGCAGATAAGGATTTTGATCTAACTTATTTATAAATAAATTATCGTAAAATAAGTCTCTCGATTCACGCATAATATTATTCCTCCAAGGTGTTCTTTTTAAGTTCGTACAAATCTCCGTTATTTTTTTTAATGATTTCTTGATTTTTTGAAATTGGATATTATCATTATCGCTATCTAATGTTGAAAGTTTCTCTTGTAAATCACGAATTTTGATAAAATACATTTTATACATTTTTTTTGATATAATCATCCTTAGATCTCTTCCAGTCTCGTTCTCATGCCATTTATGACCTTTATATTGATACCAAATATTATTTTTGATATTAGTACAAACATAATTATCCTTACAAATACTATATAATACCATTGCTAAGTCTACTTCTGTTATTTCCGCAGCACTTATGGATTGTTCTATAAAATAATCTGTAGTATTCAATCTTATTTCATCATATTTATCTCGGGCGTCATTCTTACACCAATAAATTATTGAACGATTCGATAATTTGTTTTTACCTATATCAAAATTATTCCACATATCAAATAATTCATTCACACAATTCCAATCAAACTTATTATTATTTCCTCGTAAGGTTTCTCTACAATTTGATTGACTTGTAAATTTTAACCAAGTTAAGAATAACTTATGACTAGTATTCGCTAATGCCCACCCTACTCTTATCCACTTTGTAAAACTTCCTGGTCCATAATAACTCTCTGGTAGAGCCATAGTATATTCGTGTGTTTCTTTTAATTTATATTCAGTTGTTTCTAATTCGTCAAACATATCACTTAACATATCGTCTAACGCTTTATCGTTCTCTATATCATTATAATTCTTTTTTACCGAAGAACAAATCTTTAGTTTATATCTTGGTTTATTTTTGTTTTTGCTTTTATCTTTCTCATTCAATGATTTAATTGCTTCTTCATATTGTACCTTTATATTATCTAACATATTATAACTCGGAAATGACCTGTTTCTTGCGGATAATTTCATTATATTTTTTTTTAGTTTTTTCATAAATTCATTTACGTCTAATTTAACTATATCATCATCATCCGTTATATCTTGTTTCGTCCATTTATAATGATATGTTAATCTGTACGGCTCGTTTGAAGGTTTCCTTGATCCGTATAATTGCCAATTCACAAATCCTTTAGTTACGCCTTCATCTAATACATCGTCATAACTATTAATTAAAGGTAAATCTGTCCACATTTCTCTTAATCCATTTATTACTTTATTTCTCAATATTACTTGAAGTGCTTTATGTAATTTTATACCAAATATTATATGAATACCATCTTTTGTGTATTTCTCTTGAATATTTACATTTTTTTTCTCCATTATAAATATCTCAATATCTGAACCGATTGGTATATCACATATCTCTTTTATTTTATCACAGTATAATCCTATACAATCATATATATAGTCTTCATTATGTTGACGTGTTGTTATTGAGGTATTATACCTTAAATCGATATCTATTAAAATAGGTCCATCGTCTAATAATTGTTTCTCAGTTAAATATTCCTTATTACCATGTATAAATACATGTTCGTAATATGAGTTTAAAAATTGATTATATCTATCATCAGGTATACTATAAGCACCACCATAAATATTTAATTTCTTATCACCTATACGAGTATTCGTAATATTCTCTTTAGAGATACAATTTTTTAGAAAAATCTTTAATTCGCTCATTTATTTTATATATTCTATTTATAATATATGTTTATATTTATTACCTTTCAATTTTTAATTTAATTCACTAATTGATTCTTAATTTATTTATATAATTGATATAAATGTTTTTTTATTATACCATTATTAAGATAATGCAAAATATAAGTAAAAATACTATTAGAAGAATAGCTAAAGATGTAAAAGACATTACAAATAATAATCTTCAAGATTCAGGAATTTATTATTCTCATTCTAAAGATAATATTACACAAGGAACTATTATGATTATTGGTAAAGAAAATACACCATATTTTAATGGTTTCTATTTTTTTAATATTAATTTCCCTAATAATTATCCTTTCTCACCGCCACTTATAAAATTTAATACTAATGACGGTAAAACGAGATTTAATCCGAATTTATATAGAAATGGTAAGGTATGTTTATCCATTTTAAATACATGGTATGGAGACCAATGGTCTAGTTGTCAAACAATTCGATCTGTATTATTATATTTATCATCCATTTTTAATTCAAACCCTTTATTAAACGAACCTGGTATTAAAATAAGTCATCCAGAAGTTCAGTTTTATAACGATTACATATCTTTTATTAATATTCAATACACTATTTATAAAAATATTGATTCTTCATATATTAAAAATAATTATTATCAATTTTATAATATTGCTATATCACATTTTAAAAATAATTTTAAAATAATTGTTGATAATATTAATCATAATATTAATAACAATATTAAAAACAAAAATAATAATAAATTATTTGATATTTCTTTATATAATATGAATAATTGTTATATCGATTATACTAATTTACTTATTAATTTAAAGTTATTATATATAAAATTGAATTAAACCGATTGAAAATTTATATTATTATTATATAAATATGTACTTCTGTAAAGTTTGTAAAAACATGTACTATTTAAAAATAAATATTGAAAATCCTAATACTTTAGTATATTATTGCAGAAATTGTGGCAATGAAGATAGCAACTTGTCTAATGAAAGTATTTGTGTTTCTGAAACAATATTTAAAGGTAAAAAGCAAAAATATACTCACATCATTAACGAATACACAAAATACGATAATACATTACCAAGAATTAATACTATTAAATGTCCGAATCTTGAATGTTCCACAAATATTAATGATGTTAAAAAAGAAGTCATATATGTTAGATATGATGATACTAATATTAAATATGTTTATTTATGTGCCATATGTGATTTTGTTTGGAAAACAAATAAGAATAATTTGTAAAATTGAAACATATTAATATATTATATTATATTATTATAATGAGTAAAATAGAAAATAATATGAATATTAATACTAATACAAACCTTGATGAATTAATTATTGATGAAACCGATGAAGTTAATATTGATGAAATCGATGATGATGATGAAACAGATGAAGTTAATATTGATGATGAAATTGATGATGATGAAATTGATGATGATGAAATTGATGATGATGAAATTGATGATGATGAAATTGATGATAAAAATGATACATTTCTTAATAATACCATAAATAATATTAATAAATTGATTTATCCTATTGAAAATGAAGAAAAAGTTAATAATAACAACGAAAATGATGATGAAGATGATGAATATGATGATGAAGATGATGATGAAGATGATGATGAAGATGAAGACGAAAATTATTTACAAAAATTTGATAATAAATTGAAAAATAATATTATTGAAAAATTTCATAAAAATATGAAAGAATATAATTATGAAGAAATTAATCAAAGAACCATTATTAATAGAGATATATATGGAATAATTAATGACGATTTACATAGAACACTTCCTATTTTAACAAAATTCGAAAAAACAAAAATATTAGGTTTAAGAGCAAAACAAATTAATTCTGGAGCAATTCCTCTAATTAATAATATTTCAAATAATATTATTGATGGATACACTATTGCAATGATTGAATTAAAAAATAAAAAAATACCATTTATTATTAAAAGACCATTACCTAATGGAGATATTGAATTCTGGCGTGTTGAAGACCTTGAAATTGTATAAATTATTATATTTATAATAATTAATTCATTTTATAACTACATATTTATCATATATATATATTATCATATATTTTATCATATATTTTATATTTTTTTAATAAAATAATTATTGGTGTTATTAATAATATATTTATGGATATCATATTTAAATTCTCGTAATTTTTTTCTTTGTATTTAGAACCTAATAATATATCTATTGTATCTACTCCATAATTTTTACTTGTATCTATATGATGATATTCGTGATGTATACTATGTTTAATATTATAATTTATTATATGAACAGTAGCATACAATAATCCCCAAAAAAATATAATATAGTTATTCAAATAATTTATTTTAAATATTAAATTTAATAATATTAATAAAACACCTTCTGTTATTATATTTAATGTAAATTCTATTATAATGTGATACCATTTCTTATTAATTACGCTATCATGATGATATATATGATGATAATCTAATATTTTACAAAAAACCAATACACCGCTTAATATAAAATTTGGAATTATTTTTGATATATCTTTTTTTATAAATTTATTTGTTTCTTTTAATATATCTATCATTATGTTTTCAAATAATAAACGATGACTATATAAGTGAGCGTAATATCCAAAAATCATACAAACATATATGGTAAACATACCTTCCATTAAATTCATTACTAAGTTATCTTGGTTATTTGTATATAATGAAATTATTGATACACACGTTAATAATATTATATAATATATATAATTCATTGACATTGATTCTATAACGTTTTTTAAATTATTTTTTATAAATAAATAATCTTTATTCATTATTTATTATTTATAATATAAATATTTTATTATTTTCATAAATAAACATGTTAGTATTATAAATAAATTATAAATAAATTATATATAATATGAGTAATATATATAATTTATTTAATATTAAAAAAAGAAGAAAACATAGAAAAAAAATAACAAATTATTTATTAAAAAAATTAAAAAAATTAAAAATGTCTAATAAAATTTTATCTTTTGTTATTAAATCTTTACATTTAAATATTCCATTATATTGTTTTATTTTAATATTGTTATTGCCTATTTCTAAAATAAAATATATAATAATATTTATTTTGTTAGTCTTTTTATTTTATTTTTATTTTGATGGTTGTATTATAACCATATTAGAATATAAATTATACAATCATAATTTTATTAATATTATAGACCCTTTTTTAGATTTCAACAATATTATTATTAACATAAATAATAGAAAAAAATATACTATTATAATTTCTCTATTATATTTTTTTATTATTTCTTTAGTTTTAATATATAGATTAAATGATTAAATGATTAAATGATTAAATGTCTTCTTATTTTTTCTTTAGTAATAATATAAATGAATCTTTATAATAGTGAATTCATGACTACACTCTCATTATTTTTTTATTTAACAAATGTTATTGGTTTAATATATACTGGTGAAACAATCGCATTATTGACACTTTTTATTATGTCATTCTTACTTTCATTTTATACAAATAATATTTTTATTATTTCGTTATCTTCTGTTATATTAAATTCTATTATATTCCCTAACTCTCATAATGTTTTACGTAAAGGATTGAATGTCGAATTAACTGAAACAATGGAAAATAATAATATTAATGAAAAAGATGAAAAAGATGTAAAAGATGTAAAAGATGTAAAAGATGTAAAAGATGTAAAAGATGTAAAAGATGTAAAAGATGTAAAAGATGTAAAAGATGTAAAAGATGTAAAAGACGTAAAAGATGTAAAAGATGTAAAAGATGTAAAAGATGTAAAAGATGTAAAAGATGTAAAATTAGATATGTATAAAATAGATGAAATTAATATTGATGATCAACAAAATAAAATTATGAATAATATTACAAAACTAGAACCTTTTATTGAAAAAACAACAAAAATGATTAATTCTTTAAATGGTATCGAAACTATGATTAATAAATTTAAATTTTAAATATATTAATATATATATTATAATTACTATGCCTAAAAAATGTCCACACGGTTTTATATGTTTTGAAAATATAACATTTATATTTATATTATTTATAATATTTTTAATTATTTTTTATTATAATAATAGTTATAATAATAGTAATAAATTTTATATTAATAAAAAAGAAAATAATAATATTAAATTTGAAAATGAAAATAAATTAATCCCAAGAGCAAATTTCTCATATAGTAATAATGATGGTGATATATTATTAAATCCTTATGAACCGCCTGTTAGAGATGATAGATATATTATAAATAAAGAAATAAATACACATAATAAAATTCCTATAAATATATCAACAAACGCTATTAATACATCATATAGACAGGTTGGTATATTAACTAGAATTAATGGTAGTGAAACAATATTACCCTTAATGGGAAGACCATTATTTACAAATAGAGATAAATGGAATTTCTATACTATGAGCGATAAAAACAACATGATAAAACTTCCTATTTCTTTTAAAGGTAAAAGTTGTACAAATGAATATGGTTGTGATAATTTATACAATGGAGACAGCGTTTATGTAGAAGGTTATAATGATGCGTTTAGTGTAACCACATATGATAATAATGTTATTAAATATATTCCTTTCATATAATTTTTAATTCATATAATTTTTAATTCATATTTATATTTCTTGCGATATCCCTTAGTGTATTTTCAAAATTATTACCGGAATTCCCGGTAATTTTTGATAAGGAATTTGATGGAAACTCTATTGTAATTACGATTTTGTTACCATTAAAAGATACATTACTATTACTATTATTGGATTCTTTACTTTTTTGTTGTTGTCCTTCTTCTTGATTTTCTTGTTCTTCTTTTTCTTCTTGATTTTCTTTTTCTTCTTGATTTTCTTGTTGTTCTTTTTCTTCTTGATTTTCTTGTTCTTCTTTTTCTTCTTCTTTACGTTCTTGTTGTTCTTGTTCTTCTTGTTCTTCTTTTTCTTCTTCTTTACGTTCTTGTTGTTCTTTTTCTTCTTGTTCTTCTTGATTTTCTTCTTGATTTTCTTGTTCTTCTTTTTCTTCTTCTTTACGTTCTTGTTGTTCTTTTTCTTCTTGTTCTTCTTGATTTTCTTCTTGATTTTCTTGTTCTTCTTTTTCTTCTTCTTTACGTTCTTCTTGATTTTCTTCTTGTCCTTTTTCTTTACTTTTTCTAAAATCATTTA